TTATATAGCTTTTTTTAGTTGCTTCTTTTGCTGGCATTCTTCCTCCCACTTCATTACATCAGTAGCGAGGTATCTTTTCATTGTTCCGCCCTCAGAACTTAATGCTGGGGCTGGGAATGGAATCCCCCAAGGTGTGTTAATTTCCCACCGATTAAGTGTGCGTTTAGTAATATGAAACATCTCACACACATTGTTAGATGTCAGATATTTATCCACATTAGCCCTCCTTACTTTCCGCTTTAACTTCTAACTGGATGCCTTCATATGTGCCATCACCCCCACAATTCAGACAGTGTGTATATATGCCTAAACCATCCCCATCAGGACTAAAGTTTTCAGGTAATGAAACATCTATAAATTCAGTACCGCCAATTGGCTTTGTGTGAATATGAGGGGCAAGACCGTAATAGGGGTAAATGCATTCACCATTTCCATCATCACAAAAATCACATGTTTTAACTTTTACTCCACTCATCCCTCAGCTCCCGATTCAATATCCAACTTCATTGCACCTTCTTCTGGATATTCGGTCATCCAAAAGTAATAGCCTTTTCCACTGTGGCCATCTTCAAAGAATTTAATTGTTAGTTTAGTATCAAGTTGATCTAAATCTTTCTCACCATCTGGATTTACAAATTCGAGAAGGCTTTTTAGTTGATGACCGCTAAGTGTTATGTTCATTGTTCAGCTCCCGATACGTTTGGCACACTATGAAAATGCATCCAATGTGAAGGTGGATCATTTTGATAGTTTGCCCATACGCTATTTAAATCCTCATCAATAGTCATATAGTCTTGTTCTGGGGTGACATCAGGAGCATCTGCCCAACAAATAAGTACCATTATGTCAGTAGGTGGCAATTCATCAGTCACGCTAATCCACGTTGGTACTTTGGATTTCATGAAATTTACGGCTTTCTTCCACATTGCCCAACCACTATTTACACGATGGTAAATATCAAAAAGGTCTTCTTCACTTAAATCGGTTTTGATACCATCAACAATATCAAAACAACCGCCATTCATATCAAATTCGAGTACGTCTAAATGTCCGGGAATCCAATATTTTTCTTTAAAGAAAGGTAATTGTTCAGACCAAAAAGCTTGTTTTGTTTTTAAATCCATCATTTCCTACGCCCTCAAATATTCTTCTTTAGTCCACTCAACAAACTCTCTATAAAGCTGCTGGGCAGGTTTATTTAATCGGTTGTGATAGTCGATCGTTATGCGGCGCCAAGCGACTGGTACCGCATAATGCTTGGTTAGAAACATTGCTTGATCCATGCCTTGCCGGACTATTACATAGCCCAGCAATTGCAAGTAGTACATAAAACCAAGCATGTGTTTTTGGCTCACTTTCTTGTACTGATCTTTCATGTTAGAAACCGTCCACTAATAAATAATCAGGGGTAGATTCTTGTTGAGTAGGTGTAGGATTCTCTAATTCATAGCGGCGTTTTCTCACATACCCCATTAGCTTCGGTTGAATCTGCGGATCTCGTGCAGCCACGTCTATTTCCAAAGCATCTAGCGTTGTAAGGTCTGGTGCAGTTTGGATTTGAACCATTAAAGAGGGTGGCTCATTAGCAGATGCCTTTTCTTTTTCTAGCTCTTCAAGACGTTTGTGAGTGGCGAGAAGGATAGGCTTCATTTGTTCGTCATCCCATGTGCGGGTATAACGATAAACCGCATTTACTTCTGCAGGTGTTTTTGACTCTTTCACACGCTGTAGAAGAGTATCTAGGGTTTGCTGATATTCTGGATCTACTTTAGGCTCGTTAGTTTCTGGAACTAACAGATCTTCAGATGTGATGACATTTGTTTGTTCGGTAATAACAATTGTTGGTTGAGTTTCTGCAGAAATAACTTCACTAGGCTTTTCAGCTTTTGATTTTTTGCCTCTCTGTTTTTTAGGTTCCTCACCAAGACGAATAACACTTAAGTCATCATTAACTTCAAAACCTAACGCTTTGGACAGTGCTTTTAATTGAAGCTTGGCGTTTTCTGCATCACGTTGAACGAAGCCACTGTTAATAGAATCAATTAATGCGTTAGTTTTGAAATCTAAAACATAAACCGTAGGTGAATATGTACTGATTACATAAACTTCCTGACCCTCTTCATACTCATCAATAGTTAATGGCTTTGTGAATGTAATGCCAGCCAGCTCAATAGTTTCGATTTTGATGCAGAATTCAAAACCCGGTTTACCAAAAACAGAAGCGGGGAATTGATCTAAGTCAGAAAAGTCCAACATGTCTCCAATAGGACGACAAAGAACAGTTTTACCTTTTTGAAGAGCTGCAAATGCTTCAGCTGCAGTGATTAGATTATTCATGCTGTCATCCCCGTTTTAGCTAATGTTTCAATGTCTTGTTTAACTGCTGGCAGATTTGCTGCTTCAATTTGGATAAGGGCATCTATGCCGAAGTGTTCACAAACTGTTTTCACGTCTAGGCCGCGTTCAGCTATGAAGTTTTGAAGTTCATCTCTTTGTTGATCTGAGATACCGTTAAATTCAGGTGGACTAATCCAAGTTCCACGTTGCTTATCAAACGTGCAATTCAATGCTTTAGCCCTCATTAACATTGCTTGGCGCATGTTCTGGTAATACATATGTTCTTTATCAAGCGACTCAGTTAATTGATTAAGGTCACCTGCATGCTCTGCTTCCTCACAGCTTTGTTTCCAGTTTTCTAGCTCTTCTTGGGCTTTAGCTGCTGCAAGTTGTGCAGGCGTTAAGGTGTTAATGTGATCTTTAGCTTGAGTAATCAGGTCAGCCAAGAAAGTAGGGTGTGCTTTAAGATCAGGTACCCATACTTCACCGGTTTCACCGCCTAAAGCACCTGAGTTTTTCGCATGATGTGTAGGCGAAGGTTTGAAATTAATAACGCGGGCATTTTTACCTTCACCAGTAGTAACAGTTGTTAGATAACCCATGACATCTGCTATACGGTAAAGCTCGTTACGGTTTTTACCACCTAGATCTGGTCGGTAAATAATTTGATCACCGTTTTGATCTTCTGATGCGTGTGCAATGAAAACAACATCTTTACCTAAACTGATCAAAGTATTGATGTATTGCTTGAACGTTTGGTTCGCTAAACCTTGAGCCTTTAACTTTAAAGAACCATCTTTTTGACGGTTATTTGCCGTAAGTAACAGGTGGGTTTTAATGCATTCAAGCATTGCACCCACGGTATCAATGACTACGGTTTTATATGGTGCTAAGTCCTGCGGAGTAAGGTTTGCAACATCACTCCATTGTTGAACCTGTACAACCGCACCACGACGTAATTCACCAGTACGGTGAGCACCACGGTCAAAGTCAAAAGAAATTGCTTTTTCCGCAGTAAAGCCCATCGATGATTTACCTAAACCCGGATCAGCGTAAAGGTACACAATAATTGCTTGAACCAATAAAGTTTGGTCAGCAGTAATAATCGGTAAAGCCATTTTTCTTATCCTTATCTTGAGCCAGTGAAGCCGCGCTTAGTTTTATAAGCTTTGCGGTCACGTGTAGGGATGTTTGTTTCACGTAGCTTTATTGCGAGCTGCTTTCTGCGTTGGAAGTCGATTTCTTGTGTGAGTTCATTCCAAACTTTTGGATAGTCAGTTTGGAACTTTTCAACGTCCAAAGGTGTCTTAACTGAGTCCTTCACCTTGTAAAGAACTGAGCCATTAGCATTAGATGCGTACACTTGCCAGCCAATGCGGACAGAGTAGAGGCCCTTATCATCACGGCCTAAAAATGACATGTAGCCGTCAGGGTGTTTTTTGAAATTAGTCATCTTTAAGCCTCCACCAACTTATTACGTTCGATGAAGCCTTTTAGAAGGCCATTGATGTTTCGGATGTCTTCAAATTCGGTGAAATCGTTATATGACTTACCGTTAATATCAGTGATTTCATTTACTGTGAGTTGAGTAATATCAACAGCGGTAAATTCAGAACCCGGAACGCCGTAACTGTCTAAATGAGCTTCAAAATCAAAGCTAACGTTTAAACGGAAGCTATCTAATTTGATGACGGCAACACCTGTATGTTTACCTGTGATTTTTGCGGTTAACACACCGTAAGTACTTGGTTGAGTTTTAGGTGTAAAAAGAGTAGGTGCGTCTTTTGTTTGGAAAGCTGGTTGCAATTGGCAAGCAACTAAAGAACCACCAGAGATTGCAAGAGCAGCCATGCTGACAAATGCAAATGAGTTGAAAGGAGGAGCTTTTACGTTCATAATTGATCTCGCAGTTTTGCAAAAGCACATCGGACCTGGGGAGGGGCGGTGTGCTTTTTTGTTGTCTACGAGACAAATATCGCATTTCCGATATTTGTAGTCAATAGTTATTCCGATATTTTTACTGGTATTCCGATATTGATCTCTTGAAACACAAAAATCACTTTAACAAGGGGGATTAATTAAAATTATTTAATTGATATTTATGGTCTAGCACTGTTAGTAGTTTGATGAAGGATTATTTTCAACTTCACTATTTAAGTCATCAAGAGCATTATCCACATCTGGAACGACGTCACGCCACTTTTCATTTTCAAAGCGCTCAAATTGATTGTTTACTTCCTCTAGTTTAGCTTCTAACTCAGCAATATGCTCTTCTAATTCAGCAATTTTCTGATCTTTCTCATACACGATAGCATCATGTTCAGCTCGGCTAATAGTGTCTGAACATCCAGTTAAAACTAAGACTGGCAATAACAAAATTATTTTAAAAACTTTCATCTTAACTCTTTCTTACTCTTCGTTTTCCACGGTATGTATATCTCAATGAATCTATTACTTGACCAATAAAATAGCAATCTTCGTCAATTGGAATGATATTGGGATGAAAATTTGGGTTAATCGCTTTTAGATACCTTGTTCCATCAGATTCAATAACCAGTTTTTTGAAAGTAGCATCTTTGTCTTTACGGACGACAATGATATCTCCAGATTGCATATCTGAATAATATACTGTCGGATCTACAACAATATAATCACCTTCTACAAAATCGGGTTCATTACTTACGCCACGTACTTTTAAATAAAAACATTTTTCGCAATCATCTGGGAGAGGGAACCATTCCGTAACTTGAGACATATCTACTGATTCAACATTAGTAAAATTACCTGCTTGTACCCAAGATAAAACGGGTGCCATTCGAGCTTGAACTGGCACAACGTTGGTGGTAATAAGTTCCCCAACTACACCTTTTTTTAATTCTTCAGCTGTAACCCCAAGGGCATTTGCTAATTCAAGTATTGAACCTGTCGACTTGGCATTTCCTGTTTCAAGATCAGAAATTACAGATTGTTTTACACCAGATTTCTGAGCTAACTCTTTTTGAGTCATCTTTTTTGCTTTTCGTATTGCTTTTAAGTTTTCACCCAAAGTAGCCATATGTATTTCCTTAAATACGTATATCGGAATTCTGATACAAATTAGTATCGCTTTGGCTATTGTTAAAATATCGGAAAACCTATATATTCACCTAAAAATATAGGAGCTTCGCATGAATCAATGGCCAAACATGATTTCAGATTTGCGTGAAAAGGGCTTAACACAAACTCAAATTGGTACCGAGATCGGGTGCTCACAGAATTACGTTAGTGATTTAGAGCGCGGGGTATGTGGTAAACGCTTATCGCATGAAATTGCAACCAAATTACAAAAGCTTTGGAAAAAGCATTGCAAAACCAAACAAGTGGCTTAGGTAACAAGATGAGCAAATTATCAGTTGATATTTCTGCAAGTGCCAGAAATGGCGTATCCCGCATATTGCATGGCCTTGATATAAGCAATCAAAAAGAGATTGCTGAACATTTAAAGGTTGATCCAAGCACCATTACTCGGCTTAAAACAGATAAGAAAAACAATGGCTTGAATGAAATTGAAATGTTTTGCGAGCTATTGAGTTTGCTTGGATTAAAAGTCGTCCCTAAAGATTATCAGAGTATTGATAAGGAACGTGTTGCTGCACTTTTAGTCATGTCTAAAAGCTGGATGAACCGAATAGAAACAGTGGATGACTTATTTCATGACGAAATCAGCTGTCAAAAGGAAAAACTCGGATATTAAAAAACCACTACCTGCGCAAACAGGAGTGGTTTATAGGCATTCAGTCGAGATGAATCAAATGAATAAAACTAATTTATCAAATCAAACAACCGAACGCAACCAGCCAGAATTTTTAGTGGGTGACGTTGTAGTACTTACTAAAGAGTGTCGAAGTTTTAAATCAAATGATTTGTTTGAAGTCAAAAATAAAACCCTGACTAGTTTATGGACTATCAAATCACAAAATCATTTGTTTCTGGTTTCATCAAAAGAAATACGAACAGCAACAGTTGCTGAACTTAACGCCAAACGCCGACTAACAAGCGCTGAGCAAGCATTAGCGGAGGTGTCATGAATAGTCAATTTAAGTATAAACCTGAGTACAAACAGACTCAGGAAATTCAGTCCTTCTTTGATCCAGCGTTAGTGATTCTCAATGAGCTACATGATCGTAACCGTAAAAATCTAAGAGCCAAAGGTTATGACGAAAATAATGCAGCGGTAACCAAAGTTGAATTTTCAGAGGCTATGGCTCGTCAATTTCGCATAACGCAATGGTTAGCACAGCAGATTGTAACCAGCTTAACCAAGGCGTGTTTGGTTGATTCTTTTGGAGGCTATGTTAAGCCAAAGGATGGTGAAAAGTGAGATATGCGGAAAGAAGAAAACAGGATATTTCCATTTCCACCACACCGCTAGAGGTGGTAATTCCACTGGAACAACCAGTAACGATCTATTCGGCTAAAGAATTAGCAGCCATGCCACTTTCAGTTATGAATGCCGCAATTGAGGCTCAGGAAAGATTTTATCAACTTGAGGAATTAACTCATATGGGGGGGCAGGCTATAGCAGTTCGCCGTCTTATGGAGGATGGGCACAAGCTAATTCAGGTGAAAGAAAAGTCTCGCATTCGCTACAAAATCAACAACGAATTTATTCCTCCAAGAATTATTCGTCAGTTGGAAATGCGCGGATTAGTGAAGCTTGGAAGGGGTAAGTAATGACTATTATCGCCTCTTCAAAGCCCCTTCGAACACCCTTTAAAGGAGATAAATAACCATGCGTGACTATGGGAAAGTCTCACCACATTTCTGGACGGGAACTACGGGCAAAAAGCTTCGTCAAACACATGAAGGCTTAATTGTCGCTATGTATTTAATGACAAGCCCTCACGCGAACATGCTTGGCTTGTATTACATGCCCCTTTTATATGTTGCTCATGAAACTGGATTGGGCTTTGAAGGGGCTTCTAAGGGGCTTCAAAGAGCCTGTGAAGCGGGGTTTTGTAGCTATGACGAAGCCACGGAGACAGTCTGGGTGCACGAGATGGCACGTTTTCAAGTAGCTGAGTCATTAAAGCCAGCCGATAACCGCTGTAAGAACGTGCAAAAAGAGTATGACTCATTGCCGTCAAGCCCTTATTTATCAAGCTTTTTCGATAAATATGCACAAGCATTTTGTATGACTCAAAAGCGTGGCGAAAACGCCAAAATAGATAGCCCCTTACAAGCCCCTTCAAAGCCCCTTCGAAGCCAGGAACAGGAACAGGAGCAGGAGCAGGAACAGGAACAAGAAAATACTCACACACAAAACGCGGTTGAAAATTTTTCAGCGGCCGAGGAGTCTTGGAAACCAAATCGTGAACTATTGCTGAATGTTCTTAGGACTTCACAAGTGGGTGCACAAGCAGAGCAGGTTTTAAAAATGCCAAATTATGAATTTCATCTTGGCAACTTCAATGCTCACTGGGAAAACAAAATTGATCTCACGGAAAACCAACGAACTCGAAAGTTTGCAACTTGGTTAATTCAGGAATTCACAAAGTCGATAAGACCTAAAAAACAAAACTCACCAATGAAAACTGCACCAGCAAGAGACGTAAACAGTGCTTGGGGTGATGCAAAACAGTATGCACCAGCCACAGATGATATCGATGTAGGGGAGATGCTATGAATGCATTGAGCAAACAATTCAAAACTGAGCTGGTACAAACTAATCAGTTTTGCTCTAAGCACAATGAGTTAATGGTTTTACTAATTGGTCGTCCAGTTTGCCAAACATGTGCAAATGAAGCGTATGTGAAATCACAAATTGAACACGCACACCAAGTCAACCTTATGGTACGCGAGAAACATTTTGCCGGAGCAAAACTCCCTGAGCGCCACAAGGAAAGCGGATTTAAAAATTATGTGGTGAGTATTGATCCGCAGAAAGAAGCTAAAGCTGCTTGCCATAAATTTGTTCAAGATTTTAATTCAGGGAAGAAGCGCAATCTGATTATGGTTGGGCGTACAGGAACAGGCAAAACCCATCTTGCATGTGCTATTGCTCGTAACGTTTTAGACAAGCGTAGTTATGTTCGTTACGTCACCTCAGAAGACATGGCAAATGAAATTGCGACTGCATGGACAAAGCCAGATGACAATGAAGCAAATGCAATTTTTCGCTTCACGGACTGTGATTTATTGATATTGGATGAATACGGTTTGCACGACCAACACGAGAGTCGATTGCAGCTCGTTCATAAAGTTTTATATGCACGTTATGACGAAAAAAAACCGACAGTTTTAATTTCCAACATGACGCTTGAATCTACAGAAAAGGCGCAAGGTTTGAAGGAAAACTTAGGGGACCGTTTATGGTCTCGGTTTCAACATGACGGTTTGACAGTAGTCGAATGTGACTGGGATGACTTGCGTTTTGGTGGGGCGAATACATGACCAAATTCGAGATTTTTAGCTGGGGCTTACTCATTTCGTTTGTAACAGCAGTACTTTGCGGGGCAGTGGTTTTGTGGTGGTTTGCAAGAAAGGAGGTCGTTGAAGAATGAGTTCAATGAGCCTTGCCGATTACAAACGTCTTTATGCAAAACGAAGTAGCAAAACTAAGCGCCGTGCTTCAGTAAAAAAAGAACGAGTTGTAAGTGAAGGCGAGGCAACGCTTGTACAACATTTAAAAACACACAAGATCAGTTTTGAGCAGGAATACAAATTCCACCCGAAACGAAAGTGGCGGACGGATTTTTTACTTACGGGTACAAAGATTTTAGTTGAGGTTGAAGGGGGTATCTGGAGTGGAGGCCGTCATACAAGGGGCAAAGGCTATATAGGGGATATGGAGAAATACAACTCCGCAGCAATGATGGGTTTTACAGTTTTACGGTTCAGCACAGAGCAAGTGAAAGCAGGCGTGGCGATTAAACAAATTGAGCAATTGGTAGGTGAAAAATGAGTGCAGTTTTAAAAACCCAACAAATGGATTGGTCTAAATATACTATTGACGGTTGGTTAGAGCAGTTTGGCGCATGGTGTGAAACAGTTAGAATGAAAGGGGGTGATTTGCCAGATGGGCTTCATATCAATCAAATTTACTGGTTGATGCGTGAAGCTGGCAAAGAAGTACAAAAAAGTAAATCTTATATTCGATGTGAGATCAGTGATTATGAGGCGGATCAAATTCAAGCACTTTTACGAAGTCTATTAAATTCTGATAAAACAGATTTTACAACTAAGTTTGCATTAATTTGTTTAATTAAAAATAAGGTTGAAAATAAAGGATTGTTGAAGGTTGCTCAAGAAACAAACCAATCTAAAGCTCAGGTCGCAATTATGGTGAGTTGCGCTAGATTTTATTTATTAGGTCATGATAAAAGATTAAGACAAAATGGAGGTTCAAATGAAAACATACACTGTAAAACTATATGAAGGCGTTAGTCGGGAGAAAGTTAATGAAACTTTGAAATACTACCCTGATTATTTTGGTAAAATATCAATAATTACAAATGTAATTAATAATAAATTGCAATTAACACTAAAAGCATTTGAAGGAATCGACGTTATAACTGCCAATGATCTAATGATTAAAATCGTTGAACGTTTAAAAGCTTCTCAATTAGTAGAAAAGCATAATTTAGACTTGTTGACTGTCTAGACGCTTTATGGCATATTTTTGATATAGTGGACAAAGTTATAAGCGTTGCACCAATTTGTTTTAAAAGCTCACTTAATCGTGGGCTTTTAATTAGGATTTGAAAAAACATGAAATTTATCGTATATTAAACTTACTATATGATGTCTATTTCCATTATAGTGTTTTTCAGTTGAAAAGCTTAGTCCGTACTTTCCCCAAGGTACGGATTTTTTTTATTTTTTGCTATATAGTCCAGGCTGGTAAAAATGAATATCTGTGTTGGTGGTGAATTAGATGGGCAAGTGATCGAAAAAGAAGGCAGATTACTTAAGGCTTCTGACATTGATCCATCATTCAAAACTGAGTACTACAAGCAAGTTTTTAACCGTGACAACATTAATTATCATTTTTGGCTACCAATAGGGTCCAACTTGCATGAAATGTCAAAGCGAGTTTTGGATATTTTGAGAGCATCAAAAAATTAAGCTTAAAGTATATTGTAAATACATCTTCTAACTTGTATGATATGTCACAAATACTGCGCTGAAAGTTTTTTGTTTTTTGACCCGTTTCTTTTTAGAAGCGGGTTTTTTAATTTTTCTTTATGTATTTAAATTAGATGAAAGTATATGTTGCTTTTATTAGGTAGCTTATTGTTTACTTCGCATTAAAATTATTCTTTCTAAGAAGTTAATAAAATGAAAAATTATTTAATAGGGTTAGTTATTACTTTGGGTATTAGTGGATGTGTATCTATACCGTCCATAGACTTTTCGCAGCAAAAAGTTGAAAGGTTTAATCCAGTTAAAAATTGGATTAGTGTTGATACCGCTCCAGTCAAGGATATGCCAAATGGCAAAGAAATCTTTAAATTGAAAGGGGGAAGTGAAGTTTATGTATTCTGGTACCAAGATGAATGGGCGTTATTAAATCCAAATATGGATAGACAACAATGGATTGATACTAAATATTTGTGCAGTTTTGCTGGTTGTTATACTCCACCAGTCACCTATAGATATTCAAAAGGGAGTTTTGATAACAGGCAGCCTGTTTACTCAACTCCTCAAAGAGAATCAAAAGGCTATAATAATACTAGAACTAGAAGTTCTACTACTACACGGACTCCAAGAAGTTATAGTAAAACGACTAATAACTCTTGTTACTGCACATCTGGAACTTATTGTGTTGGGCCTAGAGGTGGACATTACTGCCTTAATAGCACAGGTTCAAAAAGATATCTTCCACGATAAACTGTATAAGCTTTAAGAAGCTCTGCTAAATATCGATTATTGGCGGGGCTATTTTATTGTTAAGTATTTCTGTAAGATCTGAGTGTTGCTTTAAACAACAATAAACCTTAATGATCAGCGCAAAAGTCATAAGGGGAAAGCCTACTTGAAAGAGTAGGCTTTTTTATGAGAAATCATTCAAGTTCAAGTTGATTGTCATCCTTAGTAACTTTTATTTTTAATTTTTTGTATTTGCGTTTGTTTGGATCTAAAGCGGAGTTTGATACTTCATCGGCAAATTTAGGATTCTGCATTAATTCGTAATAGGTTTTATACCCAATACGAATTCTAGTTGGTGGGCAGTCAGTTCTTTTTGAGTAATATTCAATCTGCGAATTTAATTCGTCTAAAAGTGTTTGGTGTTCCATTGTGTTATTGATTTTGGCAGTTAGGTAAACTAAGGATACTGTAATTTACAAAATCAAGCAGAAGTAATTGATACACATTGTGTTTATAGGTTGTAATGGTTAGTGCATTAATAAGATTAAATGTGACTTATTTAACAAAAAAAGTGTTGAGTGAAATTTAATCAAAATGTCACATGGCTGGTTTAAATTATATTTATAAAAATAAAAATGATAGAAGATTGCAACGGACAATAACTATGCAAGCATGATTCTCAAACGATTGAATTAAGCTGACTCTAACAAGTTGGCTTTTTTTTAGCTATCGATTTTTAAATGTGCTAGCCGGGAAATACGGCAAAGCCTCACTATTGATTAGTGGGGGCTTTTTCTTTTTGTGTTAAGCTGATCTCCATAATTTTATGGATTAGTACAATGTTTATTTGCGTTGATGGTGAACTCAATGGGCAAGTGATAGAAAAAAGGGGCGTTAAGAACAAAGATGTATATAAATATTATAAAACTCAGTAATTGCATAATAAATTCAAATATTTACTTAAAATCAGGGTGACAGAATTTAAACAATCTTTACCTAGGCGAAGGATTTAGTAAATCAAATAAACATTATTTTAGACGGATAATTATAAAAAACGGAGTACAAATGTCGTGAATAAGAATGTAGAGCTAATAAATTACATTGATGTAGCTGAGACAGTTTACGAACGGGTATATGAAAATAATAAAATTTCAAATAATTTGATTGTTAATCTAAATCGCATTATGGCTGAGATAAAGAATCAAGCTGCAGAAAAAAGACTCAAATTGAAGTACAGCTCAATAGACTTTGAACATTGTTTAAGTTTGCCTTTAGCTGATCGCAAAATAAAAGTAGATTTAAGCCTTATACCTCATTTTGAAGATCGTGAAGAAAGTATTTTGTGGTTAACTAACTTTATTGGAAAAATTTGTGAGCCCAGAAAGATGCAAAGACAGAAAAAAAATCTTCATTAA